GTAATCTGAACACCGTGCGTCTCCACTGTGGATTCCAGCGCCGCGATGTCCTCCTTGTTCTTGCTCACCTGCGACTGCATCGTGAGTACGTTCGCGTTCGCGTTGGTAACGTCGTCCGCCGTCTTCTTCATCTGCGCGTCAACCTTGCCCATCGCGGCGTTGTATTGGTCGCGCAGGTTCGGCTTGTCCGCCGATGCGTACAAATCCAAATTATAGTTCGGTGTGTACTCCGTAGCCATTATACACTCTCCTTATCATACATGATTCCTTCTGGTACAAAACCGTCCCCTATAAGCTGACCGCTGTAAACTGCCAGCCCTCGGACGTTCAGCCCGCAGTCGGCAAGCTGGTCAACAGTCATGTCAAGCTGCGCAAGCTGGTCTACGGTGATTGCGTGCACCGTGACATCGTTGAAGAAGTCACGCATTGCTTTAACATTGTCTGTGTACGTGCCCACCGTCACATTCCAGATAAGCGTACCAACCTGCAAATTTGCAATCAAATCTCGCAAGTTTTTATCCAGCTTATCAATCTCTGAATTCGTGTACCCTTCAAGCTGTTCAGTTTGTGAAACCTGCTCTGCATGAATCTGATTCTTAAAATCATCAAACTCAACAGTTGTAACAAAATCGCTGTCAATGTTCGCAATCTTCCCAAACAGGCAAGCAATCTGCTGCTCTACGGAAAGCGATTCATCATACACAAGCGGCGTTGTAATCTGATTGCACGTTCGACCGCCACCAAGGAACGGATAATAGATTCCCATAAATATCACCTCCCTAAAGAGCGTTCCAATAATCAGTGTATATGCCCATGAAAAGTTCGTTCAAATCGCCAATCACCATCATGTCGATATTGAGGAACGTATCACGGAACTGCATGAGGGCTTGTGCTTTGGTGATACCCGATATGCCGCTCACGTGCGTTACGTAATCCTCTAGCGTCTTTGAACTCGCTTTCGTGGTATCGCTTGCTGCGCTGTCCGCGCTGCTGTCCTGTGTGCTTGTGCCTTTAGCAGTGGTGCTGCTGTTGCTGTCGGTTAGGTTGGTAGCGTAATCCTCGTTTCCAGAAAGCTGCATCTGCGGAGTTGCGCTCACGACCGTCCGCGCCTTGGAGTCGGTGTCGTTCACCGTATCGCTCGTCGCCTTGGTGGACGTGCTCTCGGTGCGCGAATAATCCCTAGACTGGTCTGCGGTTCCGCTCGTGCTGCCCTCGGTGCGCATCTCGTAGTTGCTGAACGGGTCGAAGTCATGCAGGGCGCTCTTGTACAGCTGGTTGTAAAACGGCATAATCTCGTTCATCTTGCGATTGAGGAAACGTCTGAAAAGCGCGGGTGTCTCCTGACCAATCTCTCTGAAATAGAAATGCTCAACAATCTTAGCGTTCAGCGGCGCACGGTAATCCTCGTCGAAAATAGGGTAGGTGTCAAGTCCCAAATCAAAACCGTTTTCAACAAGTGAACCAAGTTCAACCGTGAATATAGCCCCACGATGGTACGGGACACCGCACTCTCCATCTTCATACAAACTCATACCCCCATGCCCCCTTCCGATTGAATCTCGGGGTCAACCATAAGAAGCGTGTTCATATTGTCGGTAGAAACATCCTTGTTCATGTCGCACCAAACTTCAAGACCGTATTTACGGTTAATCTGTCTGCACGCTTCCCGTCTGCAATTCAACCTGATAAGCCTGTTCGCTTCAATCTGCCCATTGTTCGCTTCCACCTCTGCGCTCTGCACTCGCTCTGCCTTGCTTATGTTAGTGTTCTCGATTCCAAAGTACGTCATTATCTCTGACCACACGGTCTGCTTGGCTTTGAGCAGCTCGGGCGTGATGAACGGTGCACCAGAATTGAGATACGTTATCTGCGACGGGTCGAACATCCCATCAGCGCCAACAATAATAGGCTCGTTGCCCACGTACTGTTTCATGAGGTTCTGAATGGTCAACCTCTGCGATTCAGGAACAACCGCAAAGATTGGCATTTTCTGGCTCATAAGGTTCACGTCCACGGTTCTGTCAATGTCTGCAAGGCGACGCGCGTATATGCGCATGGCGTTAATGTCGGGGCGGCGCAAATAGTTGTTCCATATCGGGACACATTCCGTTGACTTCAAGCGGCGATGAAATCCGTTTGTGCCATACGCAATGTACGCCAACGGATTCTGGTACATGTTAATCTGCCCAGACGGCGCACCCATAGTGGCGAAATAGGCGTCGTACTCGTCATCCCAGAAGAACACGCTCATCCCGCGATTGAAAAGCGTAAGCTCCAAGAATCGCTGGTCAATCTCCGCTGGCAAGCCCTCCCATCGGTATATCGCGCAAGCCATCTGCTCAAGCATCTCGTAGTACATGCGGTACTGAAGATTGTTCATCTCGGCAGACTGCCACGTGTTGCGCTTTCCCTTGCGGTTCCTTCCCATCAGTAACGCACTCCCTTCACAGGCTCGTTGTCCGCTAAATCAACCTTGTACATCTTATCAGGGTTGTTCCAAACGGTAACGCCCTTCTCAAAAATTCCCCTGATAGTCTCTTTGAAAAGTTCGGGAACCTCGCTTGTGGACAAAGAAACGCTCTGCATCTTCCAGTACGTGAAGTTCTCCATGCACTTCAAGTCGGCGGGCGGGACAATCCAGCGGTTCACGTAGTAGCCGTACCGCAGCCAGAAGTCGCCGACTTGGCGCATGAAGTTCGCTTTCAGCCGCTTGAACTTCAAGCGCACTCCCATGTACCCCTTGCAGAAGTTGAACGCGTCGCCGCCGTTCTGCCCAGAAGTGGACGGCTGCGTGAGCCGCGCATCCTGAACCTTCGCCTGTATGCCTTGTATGGCAGTCTCGTAATCTCCGTTCGCGGCGTACACTGCGTAATCGTAGTTCGTGTCCCTCATATAACCCTGCAAGCCGATGTTGTTCTGCGTCGTCGCCGTCGCAGCACCGACCTGCGTTGCCGTCGTCCTGTTAATCCAATCGGCGTTCAGCGCGGTGTTCGCACCTGCAAGAGCCATGTTGGCGACACCCGCCGCCGCACCTCCTGCGTTTCCAGACGCAGCGGCTCCCAAAGCGCCCACCCCAGACGATGCCATGGACGTAGCCCCGTTCCACAGGTTCTTCTCCTGCGAGATTCCGCTCAAAGCCCAGTTCGCCTGGTTCGCAACTTGCTGGTTAGCCCATGCGTTCTGCATGTTCGCGCCGCTCTGGTTGAAAGAAAGCTGCGCGGCGGTCAGTGCCTTTTGCTGTGACCAATCAGCCGACGAAAACTGATACGCTAGTCTGTTCCTGTTCGATGCCATGTAATATATGTACTGGTTGTTTACAAGCGAAAACTGCGGAAAATTGCTGAACTGAATCGCTATGTCCAGCCCCTCTTGGTTGTATTCGGAATGCGGGAACTCCTCACCGCTCGGAAGATAGTAGTCCGCCTGAACGCTCCCTCCTACGCCGTTAGCGGTGTTATAATCAGTCACATACGTGTATCCCCTAATGTCGGGCGGTGCAACAATCGTCTCCGTCACAAGCGAGATACTGTCATTCCCGTTATATGAGTTTATCTGCAAACACTCTGGTTTCAGAACAATCTCCCCGCCGTTGTACGCCGTCATTTCAATCACGCAATATGGTGCCGTGTACATTTTCAGCAGGTTACGATAACGTGATGGAATATGGAACTTGTCAAGAACGTTCATCACCTGCAATGATGTGATATTCTCTGAAGGAGTATCAGGCATTCTCAACATCGATATACCTGCAACGGTTGTTTCGGTCGCGTTCTGAACAAAGCGGGCAGGTACAACAGTTACCATGCTGATACACTGTGAAACCCAAGGTGCATCTTGCAACTTCTTCATCAATTCCAGAAAATTCTCGCTACTACAAGCGTACACTGCCGACCCAGACGGCATACCATCGTTAATGGAGCCAGTAGCGGTTTTCAGTGCAGGATTGGACACACTTCCAAAATCAATAGTCAAGTCTGCCGTGCACATAATGACGATGTACGGCGGTTCGTTGAGAAAATTGTCAATAACAAGGTCTGTAATCTCATACTCATCACCGATGTTCAGACCCTCTGTATCCGTGAGATACTCGGAAAGATTGTATATAGTGCTGTTCTCATTGGCAATGCCAATATGCCCCTTATTGACGTAGCACATATTGAACTCGATGCGATTGTAGTACGTCATCCACACGTCAAGCTGTACATTCACCTGCGTCGTGTTTGGAGCAAGGTATTTAGCATCTGTAATGAAGTAATAGAAAACATCGGGCTGTCTGCCCTCTGTTGGAGATACGGGCTGCATAGAGTTCTTAACAACCATATAGTTGCAACGTGTAACCATATCAAATGGCGCGTTCACGCGAACAGGCTCACCATATCGCAGATATACAAGCCCGTTAAGCGTGAACGCATAACCATCAGATGTGCGGGATGCAAAATAAGCATCCCGCTCCTTGTCGGAATCAAAGCGCACAACATCGCGGTACGAAGAATCCCACGGCACGTTGCACATGAGAATGGTGGTGTTCGGTGTCCATACCGAATAATTAAACCTGTTCTCATATTCATAGATGTTCTCTGGCAACCCAGGGAAATCTTGTGCCATGACCTTCTCCTTAGCCCGGGTACACCTTACCAATACCAACAATCAAATCCGTGTGCCGGTACACCTGCTTGCCCATCGCAACCGCAGGGTCGATGTAGGTGCTGGTCGCGGTGACGGTGACGTTCTCCGCAACCTCGTCCTGGTCAACGTGCAGCACGCCCTCTGCGTCAACGAAAGTCCCCATTTTCAGGCGAACACCGCCGCCCGCGACATCAGTGTTGTTCGCGGTGATTGCGAACGTGCAGCCCTGCGGGACAGCATACCCCTCGGTCTCGGGAATAACAGTACCCTGAACCGTGGCGATAAGGCGCGTCTTTGCACCTCGCTCTGCAAATGTAGGCTTCACCCCGTCAACCTCCGCATAATCGAGCGTAACACCAGTCGCTTTAATGTCGGGAACAGTTACACTAGTACCTGCTTCCGTAGTGAACATAACGGCATTAACGAATCGGGACACAGAGTAAATGCCGTGGTGATGCAGCCAATAGTTCCACGAAATCGCCTTCGGGTTGCGGATGCTCTCAAAGTCAATCAGCGTGTCAGCGCACATGAAGAAATCTCGGTCGCACAGAATGGCTTGGCACCCGTCAATGCCGAAATCGTCAATCTCGACAACACGCATCTTGAAGTCCGCGGCCGAAGCGTTGAACGCGAACGCGATAACGTTCACGTCAAGCATCGCCACAAATTCGGGCGTGGCAAACAGAACAAGGTCATCATTGTTCGTGAACGTGGGAACACCAGCGGCGTTGTACTGACCAGAAAGAAAGCGCATCTTTCCAGCCATCGAGCGCACGGCTTCCGTGATTGCCATCGCGTCATCCTGCTTCTCCGAACGGGTGGACGCTGCTGAAGCGTTGGGCACCTGCACCTTGTAGAATCCATCGATGTGCGCGTACTCGGCAAACAGGTTGCGCATGATAAGGTACTCGTCCCAATAATCAGACGTGTACGGAGTTTCCATGATGCGCCCAACAAGGTCTTGAAGTCCATAATCGGTAAGGAAAGCACGGCGCAAAAGCATGTCGTTAATAGTCAGCGGATAATAGTCCTGACGGTTGATGCTGTGAAAGTTGCTCATAACATCAGGGGGGCTGCACTTAAAGACATCCTCATGGCAAGAATTAGGGTCATATCGTTTAGCCTGAATCAGCGTCGTCGCGAGTTCCTCGATAGTCTCGCCGTACTGCATCATGCCGCGCTTGAACTGCGCTAGCGGATTAGTCCACACCTTGCTCTTAATAACAACATCGCCAATGCGGTTCACAAGTGCATCGATAAACTCGTTCATCATCGGTCGATATTCAAGCAGGTTGTTCACCGTGTCGGTAATGTCACCCTGCGTCGCGGCAGGGATTCTCTGCTGATACGCGAACGAAGCATCAGTGCGAATCGCGTTCAAAATCTGCGCGTTCGTCGCGTTCAGAGTTTTAACCGTCTTAGTTGCCATTGTTTCCATCCTCCTTGTCATCGGTAAAAAGATTGTCGATGTGGTACACGGTTCCATCATCGTCAACGTCCTCAACAACCACACCGTCACCATCATTGTCCCCGCTGTTGTCGGCAGGTACCTGCATCAACAGGTCATAATTGCGGGCTTTAAGGGACTGAATCTCTGACTTCATCGCTTCCTCGTTAGCTGCGTACTCGCTCATTCGCGCTTCCGAGGAACTGCGGTACTCGTCAAAGTCGGCACCCTGTTTCTGCATGTCCTTCAAGAACGTCTCTGCGGTGGCGTACTCGCCATCCTCCATGCGCTCACGAAGCCATGCAAGCAACTCCTCCAGGTTCATTCCTTCTCCTTTCAACAAAATAGCCCCCGCCATCTGGTTGTGACCGTGGCGAGGGCTGACTGTGCTGGTGATATTTCCATTCCCGAAACGCCGCCGCTGCTAATGCGGCTCGCACTCGTGCGGGCGGTATCACCCGTAGCAATCCCGCATCGGTCATCGTCCAGACGGATTGGGTATCACCATAGCCAATATATGCCACTTCACAAGCACTGTCAAGCACTCGCGTTCATTTTCACCAAATCAATCGAATCGGAATAGGCGTTCAAAAACTGCGAAATCGCAACTCGAACAAGATAGGAAACGGGCAGATTCTCTCGCTCGCTTATCTCTTTAAGCTGCTCGTACATCACTTCATCAATCCTAAAGCTACGCTCAATCATATGTTACCTCCTATCAGGTGAGCGTGAACGTTATAGGCTCAAGCACTATGCCGCCCCTAACGTGCCTTGGCTTCAACTTCCCATGAAGTTGCAAGCCCCTTTTGAAACTGTCGAACGTAACCATGCGCTTCAATTCCTCTGGCATACCTGCGCACTTAACGTCATCGAACGGCTGAACGTCAACCATTCTATATTCTCCATCGACCATCTTGCCAACCTGATAGATTCTTTCCATGTACGTTTTAGCCCTGATATATTTAGCCATGCTGAAATTGCTCTCGTGTTTCCAAGCACCAAGGTGCGTAGGATGAACTTCAATTCCCTTTACTGGTTCAGTACCCAAAACATGTATGCTATCAGTGTCCGCATACATGAACCTATCATACACGCTTTGTGCGGCGGTTATGGTCTTATGTCTTGCCCATGCAGTAATGAAGCACCCCATAGGCGTGTAAACAGGGTCGCGTGTCTCTTTGTCCCCCAATCTGTAACCCACGCTTCCATCATCTTTTAGGTATGGAATCTTCGGCGTAACGTCGGGATTGGTTGCGAACTTCCCGTAAAGCGAGTTGAGCATTAGCTTTGCAAGCTGTCTCAAGCCGCCTGTGGTCGTCTCCTTTATGTGCATCCAATAATCGATGTACTCTTTGAACAGCCCCGTAGCCTGTTCAAACATGTAACCGCCATTATAAGAGAAAACCGTAACATCATACTGCTGCATGAGTATTTCCAAATCAATGTTGGTCAAAGCCAAGTCAACGGTGCCCTCCGTGTCATGTATATACTCCGTCTCCGAATAATACGGATTGTTCTTTATCTGCAATGTGGGGAGGTGGTTCGGCTTCAACCTGCAATGGCATGTTAGGAATTGGATATAAAGGGGATATTGGGGATTGTCCTTGTACTGCCCTTTGAAATAAATTGGATGGCCTATCGGCAGGGGTCGATGGTACATAACATCGGGGTACAGACTGTTCACATCGTATACTGAACCACTGCCCTGCAATCTGTCCTCATGGTCTGCATCTGCCTGAAACTTTGGATTCGCATATGTATAGCCGCCCCTGTATGCCTTGCGTATCATCGCGTCCATTTCAACATGTATCTTAGGAAACCAATCATCCCATTTGGAACCGATAATATCCTTGTACCCGTTGAGCGCGTCGCTCCCTATGGTCAATCTAGTAAGACCCTTGCTGAACTGCTGGCGCAATGCTTGTGCGACAATCTGAACATCGTTCCTGATATAGTCGCGCTCTTGGGGCGTTAGTTCATGTCCAATCGGGCGGCACTCTGTGTAATCAATCTCAAGTTTTGAAATGGGGAGGGCGAATGCCTTTGCAATCTGCGAAACTTTCATGGGGAGTTTTTTCAAGCTGTCTTTGAATGTGCAGGTAATAGCCTTCTTCTTACCCTTCTTCTCAAAGCATACTTGCATCTGATAGAACTTGCCCATGCTAGATATAAGCGTTTTGAACGTCTTTGTTTTTGCCTTCTCGCTGTACTCAAATCCGTTTGTAAGCAGGTAGCACAGAATAAACTCACAGTCAAAAGCAGCGTTATGAAAATAGTATGTGCCACCATGCACCATGCAGAAATCAAGAAATGTTGCAATGTTCGTGCCGTAGCTTAGTGCGTCGGGATTGTCAATCTCACAAACACACCACGCCCAAACGCGACAATCATTCACATCTGTTGTCGTCTCGAAATCTGCTACATAATCCATAGCTACCTACGTTTTTTGCTTTTACGTTTGCGTTTTCGTGTCGGCTTCTTGGGGTATTGATTCTGCACCTGCTGAATTGTAAGAACCATATGCTCTTTCTGCGCTTCATCATCCATAACGTCAGCCTGTGCACCCATCACGTTATCCCTGTCGGTGTTTATGTAGCGGTAATAAAGGGGAACAAAGTTGGTAAAATTCTGCAATGCAAAAAGCTGCTCATTTGACAGCTTCTTAATCATGTTGGGGATTCGAGGGTCATTAAACGTCGCGGCATGTTCCAAAAGGTTCTTGCGTAACTGCGTAATCCGCTTGCGTTGATAAGATGGGGATAGTTCGCGCTTCAGAATCTTCTTGCGCTGCTCCAAATCATTAACGCTTCTTATCTGTTCAGGCAATAACTCACGTTGATAGTCGATATTGCCAAATGGCAAGCCTTTCACGTGTGCCGCCGCGCTTCGTTGTCCTAACGTCATATCAGCTGCTCCGTATGCAGTCAAAAACGGATGTTGCGCGAACTTCTGCCAATATCTGTTGTGCTCCTTGTTCCATTGCCTTTCAATGCGCTTATAGTCCCTATAAGCGGTGCACGGTATCGGGGTGCCGTCCCGCCCTGCAACAAACCTTGTAGAGCGTGAAATAAACTTTTCCAAATCCCGCGCGTAACTGTTAAGTGCCCTTGTGTTCGATGGGTCAACATCGCGAAACGGAGCAATGCCGCCCGTTCTCACACCCTTGTTCTGCAATCTCTTGATTTTGCGCCGCGCCCTCCGTTCGGCGTCTTTAACGTGGGCGCGGGCATTCTCGTTAGCCTTTGTCATCGGCTTCACCTCCTTAACAGAAAGGGCGGGCATATAGCCCGCCCTCTTATCGCTCTGCTATGGGGTGTTATTTGTGGCGCTGAAGCGTGGTGAACTTGTAGCCGTTGCGCCCCTGCTTCTTGACGACATCAAAAGCAATGGCAGGATTCCACGGCGGGCAACCGACGATAGCGAAAAGATTCTTCATCGAGGTTTCAACGCCCGTACTTGTGCAGCCGTAGGCATCGCCCTTTGGAGTGATGAGCACAATACGGTTACGTACAGTCTGCTCGCCTGTCGCGTTGTCCGTCATTTCCACGGGCTGAATAATGACGTTCTCAACCTCAATAGCCTTTCCCACCATGTCATCAAGCGGCAGGGAGTTAGATACGGCTTCGTAAATGTCAAGCCTGTCTTCCTGCGTCTCCGCATGGATTGAGCAATACATGCCGCGTGAGAATTCGGGGGCATCGTTAGTGATTGTCGAAAGTTCGTTATTCTCCATTTTCGTTCCTTTCATTTATGGGCGGCGTACCTTACACTACCCTTTATGGCGTGTTAGTCCTCGTCATCTTCCGAAGCATCGCAGGGCGTGGCGTACTTCTTGAAGTCGTCAAAAGTCATCTTATAAAGCTGCTCATGCTCCACAACCTCAACGGCGGCAAAACTAGGGTCCTCCTTTCTGATAAGGGCTTGCGCGGTGTTCAATCCGCACTTCTTGTCAAGTTGGTAGGCAACCTTCACGGGCTGACCTTCCTTGATGATGAATCCGTGAACCTCTGTAGTTGTGAACTTCTTTTGAATCGTGTTGCGTGCCATTTTTCTGTCCTTTCTGTCGTGTACCTTAATGGCAACTATTATATTAAGTTCGATTGGGCGGCTTGTCAAGTATTAAAACCAACTTGCAAGCCGCTTCATGGAATGCACACAATAATTCACTCCTATTAGAATTAATGTTTAATCGAGGGATTCGAGCCATTCGGATAGCGCACAATCATTCGCGGCAATGGATGCCCAATGTTCACCGTAGTAGACATGCATTACGTCCGCCGTAATGGGCACAATACTTACACTTCTAAATATATCGGCTCCACTGTCTGTATCTACTTCGATGTCCCATAGCCCGTACGAATAGGAAACTAGTGTCTTTTCAGTGATTCGCTTCATGTTACCGCTCCTAATAGTTTTCAAGTTGGTTTTTAACCTCTTCTAGCAACTTGCGCGCATTCTGCAAACGTGGTTTTTCTAGCTGTTCGTCAATGAGGTTAACGGCGCTTACAATGGCGTTATAGTAGTCGTCTGCTATCAACTCCCAATTATCGCCCTTGCGCGCGTCCTGCACCTGATTATACAGCGTCGTTAGTCCGCTCTCTAAAACCAACGCCGCGAACTCTTTAATGTCATCTTCATTAAGTCCATAATCGCCCAAAAATATCGATGGCGCTTTCGCGATTGTATGCAATCCTTCCATCGGGAAACGTAACCATTTTAACCTCCTATTAATAGCGCTCAAGATGTTCCGAAAGCCCACACACTCCCACGCAAGGCCAGTTAACACAACCTTCGCACTTGCAATATTCCGGTTCGACACCTGTAACTATTCCGCTTGCGAAGGAGTATTCGCATTCGGTGTCAGTTACACCATATGATGCAATTTCTCGAATAGTCTTCGCATCATAATCGCGCACAAAACTACAATAGTCTTCTATGAAGGCGTGAACATGTTTCCACGTCGTAACGCTATAATCGTAACGCGGAAGAAGATAAACGCGCATTTTGCAGTAAACGGCAACGCGGGACGCGTACGACGTGAGGACATACGCGTTTTCAAGATGGATGTTCCTGCCGTCTTCAAGTTTGAGCGTGATAGAATCGACAAAGTCAACAGTTGCCGACATGTTGCGAAGTTTCATGATGACACCCTTTCTCTCAGCGGGCGACGTTTTCGCCGCCCGCATAATCATAAATAGTTAGTACTGCTTAAAATAGCTCACGCCAAAAGCAAGTTCAAACGCTGTAATCATGGTTGACCAACGCGAAACCATGCGTTTATAGGTGGCGTCCTCCACGCCGTCATTGCAATCAAGATAAATAATGAAACTTTTACGCTCTGCACGAATTGCATCCTCTAGTTTCGCCATACAGTAGGCCATTTCCTTGTTTTCAATCATTTTTACGTTCCTTTCTGCTATGTTTAACGCCTTTCGTTTGGCGCACTTATAATATACACGGTTGTGTACCTGCTTGCAAGTATGGCCGTGTACCTTCATAATTCCTACATATAGTATTATTTTCCACTTGCGCAAAATTAATACTTTACAGTAGTACACGACTACGCTATAATAAAGGTACACCGAACGAAAGGAAAAATGACATGACCACCACGGAACAAGTTCACACGGCAGTTTGTAACATCGC